CTTTGCTGTGAAATACTTCTTCCTACTAAACCCTTTAAACGTCTGGATGACCGTGATGGTCGTATCGCACTTTGCACACTGGGGTCAATCAACTGGGGTGCGTTCCGTAACCCAGAAGACATGCGCCGTGCTTGTCGCATACTTCAGCGTAGCCTGTGCAATATTCTTGATTATCAAGACTTTCTCTCCATCCAGTCTCAACTCTCAAACGATGAGATCCAGCCCTTGGGCATTGGGATCACCAACCTTGCCTATTGGCACGCCAAACGCAGCCTCAAGTACGGAGAACGAGACGCCTTGGCTGAAGTCAAGACGTGGATGGAACATCAAGCCTACTACCTGACCGAAGCCACAGTGGAACTTGCTAAAGAACGTGGTCCATGTTTGGACAGTGCAAAGACACGTTATGGACAAGGCGTCTTCCCTTGGGAACTACGTGCCCAAGGTGTAAACGAACTTGCAGACTTTGCGCCAGAGCTTGATTGGGAAACTCTGCGTACGAATATGAAACAGTATGGTGTACGCAATGCTACATTGATGGCTGTGGCACCTGTGGAGAGTAGCAGTGTTGTAATCAATTCAACCAATGGTATTGAAATGCCCATGAGCCTGATCTCAGTCAAAGAAAGCAAAGCAGGTAGCCTTACACAAGTTGTTCCCGAGTATGCTAAACTAAAAAACAAATACCAACTAATGTGGGAACAGAAAGATTGCGACGGCTATATAAAGACTGCTGCGATTATTGCTGCCTATGTAGATCAAAGCATTAGTACCAACACATTCTACAATCCGGCACACTTTCCAGATCGTAAAGTGCCAACCACATTGATTGCCAAGAACTTAATGCAAGCCCACATGTGGGGGATAAAAACGTTCTACTATAGTTTGATTAACAAAGCAGGATCCAAGGCCAATGAAGACTTAGTTCAAACAGTTGCACAAACATACGTTGAACAAGAGTTTGACGACGATTGCGAGGCATGTAAATTATGATAGAAACTGAATTTAAATTTCCACAAGGAATTTACCGCAGAGGTGAGATTCCTGTTGCTGATTATTTTATGAGTCTACGTGAATCTTTGATTAAAGAATTTATGGACGGTTTTGATACGTTAGAGGAAGCAATAAAAATTAGAGGATTCAATAATTTAGATCATCAACATTATGATGTTATTAAAACACTTGATCCCGAAAGTCAAGAATATAAACATAATCTAGACTCTTGGAAAAGTGTACAGTTTAGATACGAATGTCATAGTCCAGAAACTATTCCAGATGTAAATTGGACGCTGGAAGAAGATCATTTATATACTAAATTATATCCCACAGCATATGGTCTAGTTAAAAAATATGGTAGATACTGTCCTATTGCAAATTACAGTGTAATGGCTCCTAACAGTGTGTTGCTTAGGCATACTGGCCCTGAAAATAGACATGGGAAATATGTTAGAATACATATCCCATTGATTATTCCTAAAGGAGATATCTTCCTTGAGGTCAATGGAGAAGAGATTAATTGGAGCGATATATTTGCATTTAACAATCAGTTGGCACATAGTAGTCATAATTATTCTTCAGAGTACAGATTGATATTTTTAATTGATTTAGATAGAGAGTTCTTAGGAATGCCACCCGGATCAATTTATGATGAACGTTTAGAAAAATACGCAAAGCCATTCTTAAGAAATGGCGAAGAATGGCATTTATACAAAGGACCAATATGAGCCAAGCTCAATACAATCTCGCCACCAAAACAGACTACCTGCATCGCAAGATGTTTCTTGACCCTGCAGGACCTGTGACCATCCAACGTTTTGAAGAAGTCAAGTACAACAAACTTGTGAAGTTTGAACAAGAGGCACGTGGCTTCTTTTGGATTCCTGAAGAAGTATCGCTAACCAAAGATGCCAACGACTTCAAGGAATCAAGCGAAACTGTGAAACATATCTTCACGTCAAACTTGTTGCGCCAAACAGCATTAGACAGTCTACAAGGACGTGGGCCAGCACAGGTGTTTACTCCTGTTGTGGGCATACCTGAACTGGAAGCCTTGATGTACAACTGGAGTTTCTTTGAAACCAACATCCACAGTAGAAGTTACAGTCACATCATCCGCAACATCTACAACGTGCCCAAAGATGTGTTCAACACCATTCACGACACCCGAGAGATTGTGGACATGGCGTCAAGTGTGGGCAAGTACTATGATGAGTTACACAGAATAAATTGTCATAAAGAATTAAGCAGTGAAATGACAGGTATGGTTCGTGAACAAGAACACATCAAGGCCATATGGTTGGCACTGAATGCGTCATATGCACTGGAAGCGTTCCGCTTCATGGTTTCATTTGCCACAAGTTTAGCCATGGTTGAAAACCGTATCTTCATTGGCAACGGCAACATCATCAGCCTGATCCTGCAGGATGAGATCTTACACAAGGATTGGACTGCTTGGATTATCAATCAAGTGGTCAAAGAAGATCCTCGCTTTGCCGCAGCCAAGGCAGAATGCGAAGCCGAAGTGTATCAGTTGTACCTGGATGTGATACGTGAGGAAAAGGCCTGGGCCGACTACTTGTTCCAGAAAGGTCCCGTGATTGGACTCAATGCCAACATTCTCAAAGACTTTGTGGACTACACAGCAGTGGGCGCACTCAAAGAAATTGGTATCAAGTATCTGGAGCCTGCACCACGTAGTACACCTATTCCTTGGTTCATGAAGCATGTGGACACGTCGAAGAAACAATCTGCACTGCAAGAGACAGAGTCAACTAACTATGTTATCGGTGTCATGAGTGATCAACTGGACTACGACGAACTACCCAATTTATAAAAGGAAAAATATGTACAAATCCAATCCTGCAATAAGAGAGTCAGAAGACTTTCAAAACATTCGCAATGTGATGAGCAAGTTTGAAAAGATTCAAGAAAAGAATCGCTGCCTAAGAGTGCAATTTTTAGACTGGTTGTCAGTGAAAATGCATTCATGGGCAGATGGTGTCAAATCCATGTCAGATCGCATTGATTCACCATGCATTATCAAAGTAGAACCCAAAAGGAAAATATGAAAGCAATAGTCTGGTCCAAGGACCAATGTGCCTTCTGCGAACAGGCCAAAAGCCTGTTGGAAAGTCAAGGTATTGAATATGAAGTACGCAACATCAGTCACGACTGGACACGTGAGCAACTGTTGGAGTCAGTGCCCACTGCACGTTCCGTACCACAAATCTTCTTGGATGATGAGTATGTGGGCGGGTTTACAGAACTGCGCCAAAGGTTGATGTAATGCCACAATTCACATCTGACTGGTTCAGCAATGCATTGGTCAACTTTGATTACATCACCAACTACTTACAAAAACAAAAAACAGTTGACAGCATATTGGAAATAGGCAGCCATGAAGGCCGTAGCACCTGCTGGATGTTGGCGAACATGCTGTCAGACACAGGCATCATTACCTGTATAGATCCATTTGCTGACCGCCCTGTCACAGCATTCAGTTACGACACAATTCCCGAGGATCGCAGCATAGAACAAATCTTTCGCGCCAACACCGCCGAAGTTCGCAAGCCTGCGCAAACCGTAGAGGTGCTGGCCAACATGAGTTTCCCTGCACTGGCACAACTGATTGTGGATCAACGTCAATATGACTTTATCTATGTGGATGGCAGTCACAATGCAGATGATGCACTAGCAGATGCTGTGATGTGCTTTGGATTGTTACGCCCAGGTGGTGTGATGTTGTTTGACGACTACCTGTGGGAAGATGAACAGCATTACCTGGGTCGTTGCAAACAAAGCATTGATGCCTTTGTGAACATGTTTTATCACAGGCTCAAGTTAGGACTGGTAAATTATCAGTTGGCAATAGTTAAAAAGGAATTGGAATGAGCGTTGAAATAGGAAAAACATACACCATGCGCATGGGCTATGGTGAGGAAATAGTGGCAAAAATCACAGCATATGACAGCAGTACTTACACCTTGAGCAAGCCTGTGGCAGTGGTGCCTGGACAGCAAGGTATACAACTGATGAATTCATTGTTCACAGCAGATCCTGAGGCAGAAGTCACGGTAAATAGATCTAGCGTGGCCATGATCGCCCCTGTGCGTGAAGACGTGGGGGACAGTTACCTGGAAGCCACAACAGGCATCAAACCTGTGCGAAGTAAAATCTTGATGGGATAACATGCCAGCAGTACAAAGACAAGGGGATCCAAACGGTTCAGGAGGCATCAACACTTCGGGTGTGGCTTCTGTGCGTGTGAACGGGCGTCCTATAGTTGTACCAGGTATCAGTGTTACACCACATCCTTGCTGTGGACAACCTGGCTGCGGCATACATTGTTCTGCTGTGACTTCGGGTGGGTCAGGCTCAGTACGTGCCGGCAGTCGA